CCCGCGTAACCCGGATCGAGTGAAGGCGCTCCAGCCGCGCTCATTTGCGCCCCGAAATTAAGCAGATTGGAAAACAAATTCTGTTGCTGCATTGCCTTTCGATAGCGCGGGTCTGCAAGTTGCGTAAAGTAGGCCTTCATCGGGTCTGGTTGCGTGTCTGGGTTTGTCCACGGCTTCGCGCCCCCTCGATTAGGATAAGTAAAACGAGGGCTATTACCACCAAATGGTAAATTATAGGGATAACCAGTGACCATGATCTAACTCCTACCCGAATGCGCCGAATGAACCGAACGGACCCATGCCGCCGAACAGTGACCCGCCTACACCCGCAAGCTGCGCTATATTCCCCAGAACATTACTCGACGTATCCTGATAGATCGGAGACGCGGTTGAAGACGTTCCGCCGTACTGACCTCCAGCTACGAGCGCCATATAGTCGGCGAGGGCTTTTTTCTCAGCGGTCTGTTCCAGGTTAAACCTGTTAATATCCTCCTGTAATTGTGCCGCCGCTTGGCCTTCTCTTGCCGCTCCTACTGAAAGAAGCTGGCCGGGATCGACGTAATCCTGCGCCGCCATTCCGGGAGCCGCTTGTGCCGCAGCCATTTGTCTGGCTCTTTCAACATCATACCCCTGTCTTTGAAGACCGTAGTCACCAAAGGCCATCTGCGTGGATACGTCGCCCAATTGACTTGCAAGGTTCTCCTGCGCCCTGTCTATCGCCTCGGCCTGTAATCCACTGCCGTATCTTCCTCTACTTGAGAACGCTGCGTCTATTCCAGGCTCGACGACACTTTCATAATTTCTCGTAATCCCCCTCGATGCCGCGTCTATTGCACTTTGAAGATAGGGATTGTCCTGACTTAAAAACGGATTCTGAGCCAGCATATCACCGCTCGCCGCGCTTCTTATCGCTTCCTGTGCTGTTGACACAAGGGGAGAACCGGCCCTCGCCCTACTCTCGATTGAACCCAAAGCCTCCGTTGTCAGAGGGTCGAACGGAACCACAGTAGACCCAGGAAAGAATTGTTCAGGCTTTTCCAGAACATCCGTTTGCGCCCTTTGGAACCCCGTCTCAAGGAATGGCTGTTGTCCACTCCACGGGTCATTCGTCTGGGTAACTACCTGAGTGCCTGTCTGTTGTGGTCTTGAGCTTTTCATTTTAACATCTTTCTCATTATCAATTCGTTTCCATCGTGTCCCGTTACCTTATATTTAAGGATTTTCTCCCAGCCTTTTCGCCCCACTAACTCGATAGCGAAACAGCCCTTGGATTCTGCCCATTCCTCGATTGTCTTAATATGCTTGATCCAGCGTTTTAAATTATCGCCCGCGCACATGAGGATAGAACACAGAAGCCCGTCAGGTTCGTAATGTATAGTCTCGGTTATACAACACGCCCTGATCTGTTCGTCCCATGCTATCCAAAGCTGATAGCGTCGTTTTTTTAATCCTTCTAAAACATCCTTCGTAGTCTTGTCTGACCCCTTATCCACAACCCTCTGGATAAAAGGTTCCACGCTGGGCCAAACGTCGTCAATCTCCGCCCCCGTAACTCCCCAGAGTTGCGTTATTACCAATCCCCCCAATAGGCGTCCCACTGGTCGCCCGAACCGTCGTCACTTATATCCAGACCCTCGTAATCAGCACCGCCATAGTAAATATCTCCGTAGTCCACATCAGGGACGCCAAAGTCGTCACTTGTAATAGAAGCGGCTCCAGTGGGGTCGACTCTGTAAGTCGCGTCTACCAAGCCTTCAGGAGTATGAACGGTTATACCACGTCCACGGGGTGTTCTGCCGCCGCCTAATTGAGCCATGTCTACCTTTTGATTGGGTATATAATAACCGCCGCCGGGAACGTCAGCACCCAGCCAAGCCATCTTGGGGCCGAATGAAATATCACTAACATTTCTACCTTCCTGTTGATACGGCGTAGCCCCGCTGTCAGGAAGCAGTCTTGATAATAATGTAAACAAACCCGCGCCGGGAATGGCGGCACTTGCCAACATAGGCCCGAACGTACTAGCGGCGGCACCTATCCCTGACCCGGTAGCGGGAACGTCACTCATATCCCTGAATTGTTGAGATGGGGCGGTGAAGAAGTTTCCAAGTTTACTAAAAAACCCTGTCTGCCGATTAGGATCATACCCCATAGGTATTGTGCTATAATACTGCGGCCCCATTTCCGATTCTATATCCATTACATGATCAGTATCGGGGTTTGTCCAATACCCTGGGCCATACCGATCTAACAATTGTGGCGCTTCTGGGGGTAATGGGAAGGTAGACCTTTGCTCACCTGATACCTCTTGTGGGAATGGTCTAGGAGGTACGAGGAATCTATTGGGTAAAAATTCGAGTGGTGCCGCGTCTCTTCTAAGGCTACCCCGCGTAAAATAATCAACCATGAAACGTAATCCTGAATATCTTGTCAGTATTGGAATTATTCGTATGCGTTATTGTCACTTCACCGTTCTTTCTGCTTGCTTCCGAAACGTACATGCTCGCCACTATCGCAGCGGCGTTTGCCGTGGTTGGACTCCAGTGTAAAGCTGTCTCCAGTCCTATCCTGTCGTCCGTGAATGTCGTGCTTGCCGCATTCGCCGCCAGAGTCCACAGGGTTGCGTTGTTTAATTTCCCTTGCATGACCCTTCGTGACCATTCGAGGGCGTCCCTCAGGAATAAACCTGTATTAGCCGTCGAAGCTGTAATGCCGGGAAATTCACTCATGCCGTCCCGTCAGCGGTTATATCTGCGTCTACTCCCTGTGCGTGAGACCACGTTGAACTGGCAGCTATATTGACTTGCGCCCTTGCATATCTCGATGACGTGGTAAAATGCGCCTGTCCGTCTGCGTCTATACTCGAAGCCGAACCCGTCGTGATAGAAGTCCCCACATCGTCGCGTGTTTTAAGAGCTACTGTCACATGGGCCGTGTTACTAACATCGACATAAGGTCTGATACCGTCTACCAGAACCCTCTCACCGCCGCCTATCTCCTGTGATTCAATCGTTGCAGCAAGGTTGACCCCTGAGAATGTCGCGTTTTTTTTATCGGTGTCAAACACGGCGAGGACTTCCTTGCCTCCCGTCCAGATCCTCGAATCTAAACTATAGGGGAGGTCTTCTATCTGGCTTTCGACAGCGTCCAGACCTTCTAAAGTATACCCCTGCGTCAGGTCGGTGAATAACACCTGGGAATTAAACTCCGCCTCAGACCATTCGTTGAGGCTCCAGTTATAGAGAAGAGCCTTTGTCGCATTGGAAGTCGAACTCGAAGGATAAGTCCACATAACCACTTTATTAATTGGATCGCTCGCGCCCCACACCAGGTGAGGATAATCCTGCTGGAATCTACTGAAGAAAGTCTTGTCTACTTTCTGATCCCCTATCGGAATGGAGTCCTGACCGTTAAACTGATAAAAGCCGTCGTTGGCCAGGTAAAAACACGAGTCCCCTATATTGACCACACTTCTGGAAGCTATCGTCCCCCTAGCCCGCTCCACTTCATAGAATTCCATCACTGCTGGCGGGCCTGAATAGATAACGCGATACACGGCGTCATCCATGAAAATAACTCCGTCCGTACCACCTACCGCTCCCGTAATCGCCTGAACCCAGCCGCCTGAGGGGAGATCCTGTCTGTCACTTTGCTTGCTCGCTGCGTCTGCACTTCCAATGGTCGGCCAATCGCTGGGATCGTTTATCGCTGACCAATGGACTCTGTTGGCTACCGACCCGTCTGTGGAATCATAAGTGTTCCCCAGCATAATGAAGTCCTTGATCTGGGCTATGTGTCTTGCCCTCGGAGCGTCTGAGTCAAGATCGGCAAATACCGTAGAAGTGTCCATAACATAGCTCTGGGTATTCGTATTATGACCGCTGACCGCTATTATTCTCTCGCCGAACTTAGCAAACTGCCATGTATCATCGTCTGCAACTGAGGGAGTCGTCGAGCCTGTTACGTCATTATAAGTCGTACTGGAGAGCTTATAGAGTTTACTTGTATCCCCTGCGAATGAATTAACATTTCCCGCTGAATCCCTGAACGCCGCCGCGCCCTGACAGGTATTAGTTATAGCGCCGGTTAGTGCCGCCAACGTCCCCAAAGGAGCATAGGAGTGCTTCGTCCTTGGAATGACGTTCTTCGCAACCGTACTAAACTGACCCCCGGCGTCGAGGGCTGGCTGGTCAGGCGCAAACTCGCCGAACGGGATCATAAATAACCGCCCGTATTGATGTTAAACTGGTTCCCTCTTGCAAGGCTCGCATCGTGCCGCATTCTGACCCTGCCCTGAGTCTTTGAATTAAGTCGGTTGATCTCTTCGATGATCTCGTCCCTGAGAGGTTTGTATATTGCCATTCGATCCTTGGCTTGTCTTGCCGCAGCCGCCTCGAAACACGAAGCATAAAGGTAAGCATCTGGATAGTTGCTCATCAGCCAGTTAGTAGCATCAGACGTTAAATTGTTCGCCTTATAATAGACAGCTTTAGTCGCATACGACTGGTCCGCTGGACGCTCGAACTCGTACACCGTCGCACCTACCCTATAAAGTCTGGGCTGTCCTGAA